AATTAAAGAGTGAAGCCGATGATTTTTATTTAACTATCTTACAAAATTTAATGGGAGAAGATGGAATAAAAAATCTAGCAGTAAGATCTATCCTGCCTTCTTTTAATAATCATATACTTTTAATGGGGAGGGAAATGGGAATTCCTTTTGGTATTAGGTTTGATGAAAAGTTTTATTGTACCCTTCATCATTTAGGAACTGAAATTAGTCCAAAGACATTAAGCACAGGTGAAAAGAAGAAAGTAGATTTTGTAATTATTATGGCATTAATGAAAATGATTAAAGTTAGGTTCCCATCTTTAAATATTTTATTTTTAGATGAAATATTTTCTTCAATAGATTCCGATGGTGTATATCATATAATTAATATCTTACATGATACAATACAAGATATAGGTCTTAATACTTTTGTAATTAATCATACAGTACTGCCTAGTGAATATTTTGATAAAAAATTAGAAATAACTAAAGATGCAGGCTTTAGTGAATTTACAATTGAAACTATTGGATAAATATAATACAAGTAAAAATTAAAGATGACGAATGTCAGCATATAATCAAGAGTTTAATAAAGACAATACTATACTGCGTTATATTATAGTAGCTCTTTTAGCAGAACTAAAAGATAAAGTCTATTATTATAATCAAATAGATGAAGATACATTAAAGAAAATTCCAGTTCCTTTCTTTTATTCAATTACAGGAGATGGTAGATTTTTAATGGATAATTTCTTATGGGGAGCTGAAGCTGCAGGTAAAGCTATAGGTGACTATGAATCAGTACCAAGAGGTATTATACAGCTAACAGGAATATCCATAGATTCAGGTAGTCAAACAAATAAGTTTGCTAGAAGTGAGTTTGTTCAAGAATGGGAAGGTATACTAAAAAGCTTTTCGATGGAAACAAATTTTCTTCCACTTAATATGACTTTTGACTGTACCGTTGTATGTTCTTCTAATTTAGAAATGTTGAAAGTCACAGAATCTTTAATGAGTAAAATTTATAAAAATACTCTTTTTCAAATTGATCTTGGGATGATGAGAGTGGCTGGTACTTTTGCAGTACCCGAGGATTATCAACAAAACAGATTATTTGAATTTCAACTAAATGATAAAAAAGAGTGGAGTGTAACATTTCCTCTTGAGGTACAATCATTTATGCCAGTGTTTGAACAAGGTATTTTAATTCCTGAAATAAGTCTTATGACAAAGGCAGCAATTAAAGCTAATCCTAAAGCATCTGGTGTAGGTATGCTAAGACCAGGTCCTAATAATGAATTAGGTATTTATTTTGGTGGAATATTCCAAAAATTTGAATATTCTGAAGAGAGTATATTAAAGTTGCAGCCTAGTGGTATGTTAAGTAATAAAGGATATATTAATCCAGATGCTATACAAACTGGGCCTAAGTTTAATGAATCACAAATAACATCAGCTCCAATTGTACCTGAGGATCCAGAAAGCCGTATTTATAGAAATGCTAATTCAGAACCAGATGTAGAAGAATCTGGATTAGGGAGTGTTGATTCTGGTTTTGATGGATAAACAATTAATCAAAGAGACTTATAATATATAAAACAAATCAAATAGTGTAATATGGAAAACACAGTTAACGAAGGACAAACTCAAGTTTATGCCGATGGGGCAATCGATGCTCAACCTGGTGTAAATACTAATGCCCTTTACCTCAATAACCCTAAGCAACAATTATTGGATATAATTCACGTATTGTTTAGCCAAAGTGGTAGAATGTCAGATATTGACAATGATGGTAAAATTGACCATAGTGGATCTATGACAGATCAACAGGTTATGACAATCTTAGTAGGAATGGGAATTCCGCAACAGATGGCGATGAGTGGTATTGCTAAATATCGTGAAATGCATAAAGATCAATCAAATATATACACTGAAAATAATAATCAAAAAAATCATAACAAAATGAAATTTACATTAACAGACCTATACGAAAACGTTATGGATAGCATTAATGGATTAAAGGCAATGGATAATGATAATTCCAGAGTTTCGTATTCTGTTAAGGAATCTTTAACTATTTTGGAAGAAGCATTAACTGCATTCCCAATGAAATTAAAAAATGCAGATCTTTCTGCAATAAGTGAAGAATTAGAAAACTCGGTTAGCCCAGATCTTAAATTCAGTATTGCAAGAAATCTATATTCTAAATTAGCTCAGTCAACCTGGTTAAATCCAGTTTCTGAATTAAGAAATTATATAATGGAATCATACAACAATTCTAAATGGCATTTTAGAATTAGCGAATCTATTGCAAGAACATCAGACCAAAAAGGAAAATTAATGGAATCATTTAATGCTGATTTAGTTTCTTTGTTAAATGAATCAGATGTAAAATCTAAATTTTCTGTGGTTGCTGCAAAACACCCATGGTCAATGGATGCTAAGGCAATCATAAATGAAATGAATGCTGAAGATAAGAAAGTTGCATCTACTGCAAACGGTAAAGTTGTATCTGTTCTTTCTCCAGTATTAGAATCTGAAGAAGGTTTAACATTCCACTTACATGGAAAGAATTATACTTATAATGGTAAAGACATTACTGAAGCTAATGTAACTGATCCAAGATTCTTTGATATTACTGAAGGATTAAATATGTTCTCAAGAAATGGAAACATTCTTTCATTACATGGAGAAAATGGTAAATCATTAGAATACAATATTGCTGAAGGTACTTTAACAATGGGTAAAGTTGATATGAGTAATTACAGTATCATTGAATTAAAAGAAGCTTTATTAGCAACTAATTTCTCTGGTTACAGAAATCAATGGCAAAATGATAAAATTTGTAAATTCTTTGAATCGGTTGATTTAATTGCAGAGATGGATAATTTTACAACTATTCAAAATCAAGAATTCTTAGATGTATTTTTAACAATGATTGGAGTGAATGAAGGAATTTATATTAATAAAGTAAATCCTGGAATGAAACTAAATGAAATGTCAAAAATTGATACTGCTTCTGAAACTGTAGAAATAGTAAAAGAATTTATTAACTTTGATGTTTCTCCAATTCTTTCTGAAAGATTAATTGCTGAAGATAATGAAAAAGCAATTGAGGAAAACAAAAGAAAAGATCTTACTGATGCAATTTCTTTCCTAGAAGAAAAGAAATCTGAGGTTGAGGCTGCTATTAAAAAGTTAGGTGAAACTGAAGAATTAACTGAAGCTCTAAATTTAATAGCTGAAGAATTAAAAGGAAAAGAAAAAGAATTAGCTGATTCATATATTTCTGAAAAAAAAACTAAAGACGACTATTTAAATGATGGTTTCGTAGAAGCATCAGTTAAAAAGAACGGACAAGGTTTAAAAAAGAGACAAGAAGTATTAGTTAATGCTGAAGAATATGCTTCTTTAGGTGATGATGATTTATTAACAATCATTGTTCCTAAAAATGGTAAAAGTATCGTACTTCCTAAAGAAGATTTAGAAGTTAAGATTTAAACTCCATATTACATTCTAGTTTAATATAATTAGAGGACCGATTGAACATTAAACAATCGGTCCTTTTTTGTATATAATAATAAATAAATCAAAGTTAATGGCAAGAAAAAGAAATTATTTAAATAATAGAGACCTCCTTGAGCAGATCGTTATATCTAAAGAACAAGGAGAGTTAACACCGAAGGCGTTAGAATTTTTGATGCTATTAGCTGATAAGTGTTCTAGAAAATTAACATATAGAAATCCAGAAGATAGGCAAGATTGTATTGCTTATGCTTATATGGATCTTTATAGATATTGGAGAAATTTTAATCCAGAAAAAAGTACTAATGCATTTGCTTATTTTACTGAAATAGCAAAAAGAGGATTTGCAAAAGGTTGGAATAAATTACATCCTAAGAAATATCATGGCACAGTTTCAATTAATGGAAGTGCTGATAGTGAAGGTATCTATACAATATAAAATGTTAAATGAGTATAAAGAAGGTAAAGCCTACTGTAAAATCAGGATTTAAACAAGGTTATTATAAACCAAAATTTCCTCAAAAGTACAGAGGAGAAGGTCCTATCATATACAGGAGTAGTTGGGAAAGAAAATTTTGTCATTGGTGCGATCATAATGAAGATGTGATTTACTGGATATCTGAACCTTTCTCTATACCTTACTTTAATCTTTTGGATAATAAATTTCATAAGTATTATCCTGACTTTTTCTTTAAAATGAAAAAGGGAGATACAACACAAGAATATGTAGTAGAGATAAAACCTAAAGCACAATTAACTAAACCAAAAGAACCTAAAAGAAAAACCGCAAAAGCAATGAAAAATTTTAAATATGCGTATGAATCGTATGTTAGAAATTTATGTAAGACTAATGCGTTAAATAAAATGGCAAAAGAAAGGAACTGTAAAGTAATGTTATTAACAGAAGATTCAAAATTATTCTAATGGCTTTAATTGGACAATTCACAGACGATTTAGATATTTACCTTACAGATTATAAAGGTAGGTCTGGTGCATCTAAACAATCAGAGTTAGATATACCTAGAGTTAGTGCCACGGCTGATGGTGTTTTAAATCCTGGCCAAATGTATTGTTTTAATTATTATACTACAGATGAAATCTTTTATGATACAAAACCATTAGTAATAGGATTAGGTGAATCTGATAATGGTCATCAATTAGGAATTAATTTACACTATATGCCTTATGAAGCTAGGATTCCTTTTTTAACTGAACTTACAGTGTCTTTACAGACTCAAATAGCATCATTAACAAAAGGAACTGCTTTAGGTAATCCTGATCAACAGAAACCTATTACAGCATTTAAGTGGGATTTTGTTAAGAGAGCTTACGGAAAGAAATATAATTTAACTTACTGCACAAGGCAGTATATAATAAAGAAAATGAAAAATCCTTATGTCTTAGGATATGAAGATTGGTATGTTGGGGCTGTTAATAATGAAAACCAATTTTATGGTGGAAATATTAACCAAGCTCAAGCATTATACTATAAGAATATATAAACTAATAATAAAAATAGATTATGGCAGGTTTTACAGATAGAAGAGGTCCTTTAAGTACTGGGAATCCAGTAAGAAGGCTTCTAAAAGATCTTTCTAATTTAGGAATGGCATATGATGATATGATCATTCGTAATTCACGTGCAGTAGGTTTTACTGAAAATCAAATGGGTTATTCATTTAATCCAATGGGATCTGATAGTGATGATATGTATGGAGCATTTGCTGCACTTTCATTAACTGATACCAATATGAAGAAAAATATTTCTTTCTTCGATACGGATTATATTAGAAAAAGAGATCAACTTAGAACATTTGCAGTACAAGATGAAATAGAAGATATCTTAGATGTATTAACAGATGAAGCAATTGTTTTTGATGAATCTAATTATATGGCTTATGCTGAATTTAATGGTCATATTGGTGAATCAATAGAAGAAGAGATTGCAGATGTATATAATAATATCTACAATTACTTTGGGTTTAATGATTCAGTAGCACCGTGGAATTATTTTAGAAAATGGTTAATTGATGGTTATCTTGCTTTTGAAATTGTTTATAATGATAAACAAACAGAGATTATAGGATTTAAAGAATTAGATCCTGTATCATTAATGCCAGGTATTGATACCGATGATGGTAAAAAAGTTTGGATCCAATATAAAGGTGAAGGTGCAAAAGAAAGGACATTATGGGATTCTCAAATAATTTATATTTCATATTCTTCAATTAATTCTCCAATGAGAATATCTTATGTTGAAAGATTAATAAGATCTTTTAACCTTTTAAGAATCATGGAACATAGTAGAATTATCTGGGCTGTATCTAATGCTTCATTCAAAACCCAATTTACAATCCCAGTTGGTGGTAAATCAAAAACCAGAGCAAAACAATCATTAGCTACTTTAATGAACTCATATCGTGAGGTTGTAGACTTTAACTTTGAGAGTGGTGAAATTCAAACCAATGGTAAACCAATGATGCCGTTTAACAAGGAGTATTGGTTACCTTCTAAAGATGGTGAATCACCAGAGATTACTACATTAGGTGGTGATGGACCAGATCTAGGAGATACTGAATCTTTAAAATACTTTTCAGATAAATTACAACTAGCTTCTAAGATTCCATTTTCTAGATTTGATAGGGAAGGTGGTAATACTTATGATATGGAGGCAAGCGGTATGTTAAGAGATGAAATTAAATTTGGTAGATTTATTTCAAGATTAAGATCAATATGGCAAGAAATATTAGTTAAGCCTGTATATCTTCAAATGTGTCTTAATCATCCTGAATTAAAAAATGATATTGCATTTAAAGCAGGATTAGGATTAAACTTTATGAAAGATAATGTTTTTGAAGAAATGAAAGAAATGGAACTCCAAACAAAACGTGTAGATTTTATTGGTAATCTAAAAACACAATTAAGTACAATGACTGCTGAAATGGAGGAAATACCATATTTTGATTTAGGATTCTTAATTAAGAGATATGGTGGATTTACACGTGATGATATTAAAGCAAATGCCCGAGCTAAAGAACGTACTGAGTTAGAAGCAGAAGGGTATTCGCAAGAAGATATAGAAAAGATTCTTTTAGGTGCAAACAAGAAGGATTTTAAACCTGAAGAGAAATCTGATGGGATGGATGAAGACCCATTGGCCGGAATCTAAAAACTATCAAGAGTTATAATATATAAATCAAATAAACTAGAAAGATGTCTAATAAGAAACTTTTAATTCTAGAAAGATCTAAGTCTAATTTAAGTATGACTAAAGATGCCGATGGCTCTGTCGTACTTGAAGGTGTATTTACTGAGATTGGAGTAAAGAATAAAAATAACCGTATTTATGAAGAAGCTGAAGTACTTCCTCATATCAATGAATTAAAGGAAAAGGTAAAAACTAACAAACTGTTAGGCGAACTTGACCACCCAAAAGATTTTGATATTAGTCTATCAAATGTTTCTCACGTTATCGAGGATTTAGATTACGATAGTGATAAGAAACAAGTTCTAGGAAGAATTAGATTATTAAATACTTCAAAAGGTAAAGAAGCTCAGGCATTAATAGAGGATGGTATTCCATTACATATTTCAAGTAGAGCAGCTGGAACAGTTGATGAGTCTGGGAAAGTTAAAATTAAAAAATTCTTTACATACGATTTAGTTGCTGATCCTGGATTTGAAAATGCAGAATTGGCCAGAGTTAATGAATCATTCGGTTTTGAAAATACTGAAGGTTTATACATTTATGAAATGGGTAACTCTGAAGATGAAATAAATAAAACAAATAAAACAGATCTAACAATGGAAAATACATCAGACAAATTTGTAACTGTTGAGGATTTTAATAAGTACACTGAATATGTAAAGAATACATTGGATAGTGTTAAAGAATCTGCAAATTCAAATAACGATGAGTTAATTGAAAAGCTAGTTAAATATACTGAGCATATTGCAGAGAAGGTAAATCAGGTTACTGATTATACTGAATACTTATCCGAAAATCTTGACAAGAGCATATCTCACTCTGACTACTTAGCAGAGAATATCGATAAAATTAAAAATTATGCTTCTTACTTAGGTGAAGAATTAGATAATTCAATTCAATACACTGAGCATGTTGCTGAACAAGCAGATAAAGGAATTGCATATTCTAATTATTTAGGTGAAAGCTTAGATAAAGGAATTAAATATTCTGAATACATCGCAGAAAAGGTTGATCAAAATATTGCTTATTCTGAATACCTTGGAGAAAATGTAGACAAGAGTATTAAATATTCTGAATACATTGCAGAAAATGTAGCTGCTGTAGATGCGGAAGCAATTAATGAGTCAACTGAAGAAACTAAAGATGAAGTAATTACTGAGTCTGTAGAAGTAAAAGAAGAAACAAAATCTTATAAAGAATCTATTAGTGAAAAATTAGAAAGTTTAATTTCTAAGGCTGAAGCTAAAAATGTTTCTGAAATGCACTTTATGAATTTCTTATCAGAATCTAAAAAGAATGAATTTGATTCTTTATCTGAAGACAAGAAAAGTTTAATAGTTGAATCAATGAATTCTGATTCTATTATGTCAACTGTACAAGCTGAAAACGTTTGGGACTCTTGTTTTGTAACTGAAAGAAAGGCAATTAACTTTATTGATGATATGCCAGAGAAATATGCTGACAAATGGAATTCTCTTTCAGAAAATAGAAAAGAACAAATTATTGCTGAATCTAAATTCCACTCTTTAGGTACTCCTTATGCTATTAATAACTTTTGGCAAACAAGAGATCTTAGAGATACTCAAATGAATTTAGAAGCAATTAATGAAAGTAAAACTGCTGCTGAGGCTGCTCAAGAAAAGAAGGAGCCATTATTAAATGAAGCATACCAAGCAGATTTAATTCAAAAAATGAAATTCAGATTAAATAGATAATCATTTAATCTAAAAGATATAATCGAATAGTCAAGAAGAAAAGGACTCAGGCGATTAGAAACGGAATATTAATAGTATTCCACAAAATGCGAAAAATAATTTTTTAAAATGTACGCAAATCAATTAATCAACGAGGCTGAGGTTCAAAAGACTTGGGGTCCTGTTATTGAGGAAAGTACTGGAATTACTGAAAAGTCTAAGTTATCTTGGATGTCTAAGTACTGCCATTACCATAACCTTAATGAGGGTGTCTACAATACTGTACACCTTAACCCGAACATGAATGTTCAAAGTATGGGTAACGTAACATTACCAGGAGATCCTGGATCAATGAACGCTTTCCCAGCACAAGCTACCGGATCTGGAGACAGACCTTTTTCTTTGTTACCACTTGCAATGCAAGTAGCTGCACAGACTGTAGGTTTAGACTTAGTTCCTGTAGTACCAATGCAAGGCCCTATGGGAGTTTTAACTTACCTAGACTTTGTATATGGTGGAGGTAGAGCATCAGGTGCACCTGTAAATGGTAACCTTGATACTATCGGTTCTCCATTATTAATCAAATTCAACGTAACTAACGACGATGGAACTGATTTTATAGTAAATGATGTATTATATGCAGATAGATTAAACTCTATAGCAGGTACTTCTACTCCAGTTTTGGCAAACTCTTGTTTTGCTTCTTACGAATTAAGTTTTGTAGGTTTATCAAGAATAGATGGGTTTCCAATATTCAGAGTAAGAGGTAATACAACTGCTCAAAAAGCTGTAACTGCTGGTGGTACTTTAGTTGCTCCATTAGGATTAACTAACAGTGGATCTAACTACGCACAAGGTGCTGAAACTGCTGCATCAACTATTTATGGTGCTATTGAAGACAATGCTAGACTATACGGATTAGCAAGAGTTGGTGGTGCTGTAAGAGCTGGTTCTGCTAGTACTGAAATGGGTGTTGGTGCAACTATTACAGTAATGGCTACTGTTGCTGCTGCATCTGGTTTAAGTTTGGTAAAAGCTTTAGAAGACCATATTTCTGGTTTCTCTGGTAATGCTTTCCAACCAACTAATGACCCTGCAACTGGTATTCCTCCATTCTCTCCTAACAATATGAACGGTGTAGATCCTTACCAAAGAGGTGTAGGTGAATCAACTGTTGATAACGTTATGGGACTTAGCTTATTCAACAAGTCTGTAGCTGCTGAAACTTTCCAAGTTGCTGCTGCTGTGACTAGAGAACAAGTTCAAGATCTGAAGCAATTCGGAATTGATGCTGTTGCTCAAGTTGAAGCTGTATTGGTAAATGAGTTAACTCAATCTATCAATAAATACATCTTGGATAGAATCTTTAGAAACGGTGTAACTAACAACGGCCAAATTGCTGCTGTAAACGGTACACAGTTATCTCAACAGTTCGACCAGGGTGGTGCTGCTACTACTGCAATTGCATTAGGACCTAACAACACTTCGAATACTATCCAAAATGCGGTAGGACTTGGTGCAAACCAAACTAACGTTCTTGGTGGTGGTAATGTACAAGGTACTTTACAGAGAAGAATCTATACTAAGATTCTTGCTGCAAGTAACTTAATTGCTACAAGAGGTAGAAGAGGACCAGCTACTTTCGCTGTAACAGGTGGAGAAATGGCTACTGCTCTTCAATCAGTTGCTGGATTCGTTGCATATCCGTTATCAAATACAGTTAATCAAGCTGGTGGATCTTTATATCCAATCGGTGCGATCGCTGGGGTAACAATTTATGTAGATCCAAACAGAGCCTTTAATGACTACACAATTGCTGTAGGAAGAAAAGGTGATGGTAACTCACCTGGTTTAGTATTCATGCCTTACTTAATGGCTGAATCAGTAGAAACAATCGCAGAAGGAACTATGGCTCCTAAAATCGCGGTTAAATCTAGATTCGCTTTAGTAGATGCTGGATTCAATCCTGAATTAATGTATTACACAATGAACTTTACGTTCACTGGTTGTTCTATTATCTAATAATAGTTTAATACTTTATATTAGAAAGCCACTCTTCGGAGTGGCTTTTTTGTTTTAATATCATTGATATATAATAAAAGATAAAAAATTAAACCATCATGGGAAAATTAAAAACATATGATCAATTTGTTAATGAAGCATTAATAGATGCAATTAAGAATCCAATCAAATGGAAGAAGATCAAAAACAATGCTAAGAAATACCAAAAGGCTAAAGTAGCACAAGCTCTTAATGATGTAGATTTTGCAAAGAAAAAAGCAAAAGGAAAGGTTAGTATGACTGCTAAACAAAAAGAAGTTTTGACTCAAGCAAATAAAGCTAAGAATTCTGCACTTAAAGATCAAGCCGATGCTATTACACAAAGAATGAATGATTTAGCAACAACTGATGGTTTAAAAAAGGTTGCTGCATTGGCAAGAACTAAATCTAATCTTGCTGCTAATAAGATAGTACTTAAGGCTGCTGATGGTGAAGAAGCTAAACAATTAAAAATTAAACAAACTGCATTATCTAAAAAAGCTGCTGAACAAGGTAAAGCTTTAGCTGATTATGAAGATACCTCATCTGATTCTAAAGATGATAATGAAGGAGAAGCATCAGCAAAATTAGAAAAAGGTATTAAGGACTTTCAATCTAATATGGATGCTGCTCAAGAAACTAAGAAAAAAGCTAAAGAAGCTTTGGTTAAATTAGGAGATAAGAAAAAAGAACAAGAAAAGAAAGGTACTGGTGGTGAAGACGGTGAAAAGGCAATGGATAAAATTAATAAGGAAATCACTAAACAAGAAAGATTAGTAACTGGTGCTGATGAAGATTATGCTGAACTTAAAAAGAAAAGAGATGGCTTAAAAGATAAGTTAGCTAATTTAACTAGTGAATCTTTTGAATATGTAGCAGAATCTGTTGCTCAGAAATTTGCAAGATTAAGAAAATAATTATTAACTATGAAATGTGAATGTACTAAATGCGGTTGTGGTAAATCATGTGAATGTACATGTTGTAACTGTTAAATTAAAACCTTATGTATAAAGTTCGTAAAATAAACTTTGGATGGTATAAAAGGCGGTATGGGATTCTTCTAGAAAACCTGCCGCCTTTGAAGCAAAAATTGCTTTTAAATAACCGTCATATGAAATGGCTAGATTCTGATACTCAAGCTTTTGAAGTTATATTTAAAGTAGAGGATATGAATGGCCATGAAAAGAATGTTAATAAACCTATATGGAATCCTTTTAGAGAAACATTTACTACTCTTAAAGAATTAGAAAAAGATGCAGATCTTATTGATTGGAATTGTGGAATATGTAAAGTTCCTATTAAATCTAGAATGGATTCTAAAAAAGTAGAAAATTTTGTTTGTAGTAAATGTTCTAAGGCTCATAACTCACGGAACAAAAGTGTAGATGGTAGAATTATAGATACATCAATTAAATTTACTAAACACTGTAAACACCTCTTAAAAAAGGAACAAAGAGAGTTTATGACTTATGCTAAAAGATCATCTAAGGCTTAATCCTTGATCTATTGTAATTTTTGGAAAAATATTTAATCTACTATAAGGTGAAGCATTTAATACTGTTACACCTTTTGCTTTTAATTCAGAATCAAGTTGTTTAAATCCAGGTAAAAATTTATCAATATAAATATGGTCACCTGCCCCTCTAGTAGGATAACCGTCATGAAAGTGTGTTTGGGTTCCATCATTAGACATGTCGAATCCTAATAAGATAATTTTAGCTGCTCCTAAATGATAAGCAAGATTAATAGCAGCATATCCACTATTAAAACCATGTGCTAAAGTTTCAGGATCTTCTTCTAAACCATAAGGCTTACCTTTTCTTAATACTTGTATATCACTTGTATATTGGCTACCTGCCTTTAATGCAAACTTTAAACCTTGATAATTATCTACTTCATTTTTAAACCAAGTATAAAACCTACCATCAGTCCAATAAACAACATCTGCACCGGCATGATATATTAAGGCTTTATTAATTGCAATTGTTCTACAACCTCTTAATTTTCTAAAATCAAATCCTTTTAATGAAGGCCCACCTCCAATAATATAAATTGTTTCTCCAGAAAATATTTTAGGAACTTGTGAATACTTAACAGTTTTTACAGGCGGTTTTGCAGCATTAACTAAATTAATTGTTTTAGAAACATTAGCACGAATCATTTCATTATTTGTAGTTCTTACTGGAACAACAGGTTCATGCCTACGTTGAATATTAGTTCTATGCTCCACTGCCTGGGGCTGTTGGATAATCTTTCTTATTTTTCTTCTTACGTGATTCCTTTGCATAGCTGATCTATTTTTATATTTATTCAATGTAAACAATCTTATTTTTTTACATATAAAAATAAACAAATTCATGCGGAATATACAAAATATCTTACTTACTGAAAAGTACCGACCAACGGCATTAGAAGATTTAATAACACCTAAAAGAGTAGGTGAAAAATTAAGCAAAGGAGTTTATCAACATTTACTATTACACGGTAGTCCAGGTACTGGAAAAACATCAGCTGCTAAAGTATTGGTTAAACATTTTAAGCATCCTTATTTATACATTAATGCCTCAACTGATACTTCAGTAGATATTGTAAGAAATAGAATAACAGACTTCTGTGCTAATCGTTCAATTATGGATGAGCCAGGAAAAATGAAGGTAATTATACTTGATGAGATTGATGGTGTATCAGATCAATTCTTTAAAGCTTTAAGAGCCACAATGGATCAATTTGCAATAAATGCAAGATTCATAGCAACATGCAATTATATTAATAAAGTACCAGATCCAATTCAATCAAGATTTGAAATGATTGATTTTGATTTTTCTAAAGAAGAAGAAACTGAAATAATGAAAAGTTACATTATGAGGATTCTAAAAATCTGTAAAGAAGAAGGTATTGATATTGATAAACATGCAGCAGTTGAATTAGTGAAAAGAAAATTTCCTGATTTAAGAAATATGTTAAATCAATTACAAGGTTTTCAATCACAAGGTAAAGATAAAATAACAGTTGAAGATATAAAACAATTCAGTTCAGTCTATAAAGATATTTATGATTTAGTTATAGATGGTGAAGATCCTGTAAAGAATTATCAATATATGTTATCCAATTATGCTAATAGAACTGATGATGTATTATCTTCTTTAGGTGCTGAATTTATTGAATTCATTCAACAGGAAAGACAATCATATATTCAATTTATACCTCAAGTAGTCGTAACAGTAGCTAAATATCAATCTCAAAGACAACAAGTAATAGATCCAGCAGTATCTATGCTTGCATGTATTTATGAACTGCAATCAATATTAAATGGCGTATGAGAGCACAATTTTTAGAAAAATTAATTAAGAAATTTCCTAATCATTATCAATTAGGAGCAGCAGTTAGCAGATATTATCATTTAAGACAATCCAGACTATCTAAAGAAGAATGTGAAGAAAAAGTCTTAACTTCTACTTTCAGTAATAACTAAAATTTGTTATATTTATATTAAATAGACTATTATGAGAAAAACAGGAAGGCATACATTTGTAATTGATGGTAACTATTTTCTTTTTAGAACATTATATGTTTTACCGAGAAAATCTAAAAAGGCTGAAATGCTTGGCACTGAAGAAGATGCTAATGTATTTATGAGAAAGCTTGCAACTGACTTTGCATATCAAATCAGATTATTTGAAGGACTTATTGATAAGGTTGTATGGACCATTGATTCAAGATCATGGAGAAAGGATTTTTATCCAGAGGCAGAATATAAAGGTAATCGTAAACAAGATAGTTCAATTAACTGGGCAAACTTTTCTAAAGTTACAGAAGAGTTTACACAGCTACTTATTAAACAAGGAGTTATCTATTCTAAAGTAGATGGAGCAGAAGGTGATGATTTAATGTATGCTTGGAATACTGAATGTTTGGCAAATGATAAATCTGTTATTATGTTTACAGGTGACAGAGATTTAGTTCAGTTGGTTAACAAAAGTCAAAATAATAATACTCATACTATTTTATTTTCACCAGCTCATAAAAAATTATATACTTATCAAGGATTTTCTGAATGGCTAACAGAAGAAGAAAAAGAAGAGTCAACAGATTTATTTGATGTACTTAAAGTATCATCATCACCAGAGGCACAATCCAAAAAACTACTTTCATCAGTAATTTCTAAAAAGAAAGTTTCAGTTGTAGAAGTAGATCCAGAAGAGTTCCGTTTCCGCAAGGTTCTTACTGGTGACTCTGGTGATAATGTTCCTCCTGCATATTGGCATATATCAACACCTAAAAATGGAAAACCTAGAAGGTACGGTATTAGTGAAAATAAAGCTACATCTATTATACATGAATTTAAAGAAAAACATGGTTCATTATCTCATATGTATTTGTATGATGAAGGTTATATTACTGATTTGGCTAATATCTTAATTAGGCATATGAAAGCTAAACATATGAGCAGAGAGCAAATCATTGCAAATCTAAAATCTAATGTTAATCTTATGGTTCTTAGTTCACATACTATCCCAGAAGGTATATTAGATGAAATGTTTCAATCAGTAGAATCTCAAATAAATATTAATGAATTAGTATTGCCTAATGTTTCAACAATGAAAAAATTAGTAGCTGGGACTAAATATGATACAGATGATAACAGTGCAATTAAATCTGCTATCTTTAAAGGTGATAAAGATGAAGACAGTAATGACTTTTCATTTATAACAAACAAAAAAACAAAAGGCAAAATATTTTAATATGACAATTAAGTATAAGATATTTTTATGTTTACTTACTCATCACAGAGTTGATAAATTAACACGACTAGTAAAGTCAGTTAAAAATCTTGAACCTCATCCTTTACTTGAAGTAGAACCTGTAATTGTTGTTAATACTTTAAATGATAACTTTTATCAAGAAGTATTAGATGCTGATTTTGGATTTAAAGTTGTTAGAACTGAAAGTAATGGAAAACCTGGTAAAGGTAAAAATTCGTGTAGAAAATTATTCTTAGAGAGTGATGCTGATTTTCTATCTCAAATAGACGGAGATGATTGGTTATATCCAACCTTTATAAGATCTATGTATCAACATATTGAACATTATCCTAATATAGATGCTGTAGGATTGCATCCTTTAGATATTGTAGATCATATTCAACGAGGAGGACATATGTTCCCAGTTGGAGACCAAGGTCAATATTGGGGTTGTGTATGGGGTGTATCATTATGTGCACGCGAAAATCATGGTGCAGGTGTAGGTCATTGGGTTAATGAAGAACACCCTAGTAATTATGATAGAATTTTATTGCAGAGTAAATTAAGTGCAAAAGAAATGATGGATGAAGATATACCTAATGGTGAAGATCATTTATATTCTATACAATTACTTAAATTACACCAAGAAAGAAAAATAAGATATTTTATAACAATGTCCAGTGATTTATATGTTAGTGAAGGAACTATGGATGATAACATTCAAAAGGAATTTCCATTTGCTCCTCACATCCAAACTATGAAGGATAAAATGTTAACTTACGTTAAACCGGAAAGATCAAGCCAAGAAGAGCTCCCTGTAATTTTTAATGAACTTTTAATGTTTCAACCAGAAAAACAGGCTTTTATTGAAGAAAGTTTTAATTGGGATAAAATATAAAACAAACTTACTAACTTATCATATAAATAATAAAAGGTAATGAAATTATTTGATTACATAAAGGTCTTATTTGGTAAAGACCAGCAATGGAAGAAATTAAAAGGTTATGATAAATCTAAAAATTCATTTATGACAAATAGATTTATGAGTATTAAATTTCCTATCCAAGCAAATATGTTTAATGCATTGAAAATTGATCCTATAGGACAAGCAGAAGCATGGAGAATGGTTGCATCAAAATTCAATAGAGTACCTGGTTTTATTTATACAAAAACAAAAGCTTCTAAAAAGGTAAAGAAATGGGATCCAGACCCTAAAGCGTTAGAGATGTATTTAAAGATTAATGAAATAGGTGAACGTGATTTTAATGAAGCAATGAAGCATATGCCATCTGAAATTAAAAATGCAATAAGCGTATTAGAAAAACAGATGAGTAATGATGTTAGTTGATAATAGATTTGAATTAGAAATACCTACGCATATTGCATTTACTTTATATAAGAATGATTACATTGATAACTTAATTATTTCTAAAGTAAAGAAAGAATGCAGAAATGAATCTAAAAAGAAGAATGAATTTATTGTATCTTTAGAAGGATTCCAGAATGCAATAAATTCTTCTGCATTTTTAAGAGCTGAATTAAAGAAAACTATTGGCCAGGATTTATTACCTAATCCTAATTTTAAACCTAATTCTATTTTCTTTTTGCAATCTATAATTAATAGATTACCTAATCTTAATAAAATTACTTTTAAAATATCCGATGAAAAAATATTTTCTAGGTTAGTTAAAGTAGATGGTGGTAGAGAAATTGTAAGTTTTCATTTTAATATTATTGAAGGTACTTTTGATCTAACTAAAATTTTAGATAGAGTACAATTAGATACTTTTAATAAAAGATTCATGGATGTAGGAATTATGAAAAATAGGTATTTAGAAAGAGTCTCATATTTTTACATAAAAGCCACAGTTCTATTTGATATACTTTCAGAAATGGATGAACGTAAAGTTTTTGATGCTTTTGAAATTATAACTTCTGTAGATCCAAAGATAGAAGAAGATGATCCAATACTTTTAGTTAAGACTGACTATACACCGTATTAGAACATGAATATATAAACAAATTATGTTTGTATATGAAAAAAATCATTAATTGGGTAAGTGGCCTTTTAAAAGATGAAAAAGGTACCCCATCATCAAAAAGATTTATTGGTATTATCGCTGGTTTATCTTTATGTGCAGCACTATTCATTAATCTTTATACTGAAACTCCAGTAGAACCTACTATTGTTAATGCAGTAGCAGCAATATGTATTGGTGGTTTAGGTTTGGCTTCTGCCGATAAGATTTTTGGAAAGAAGAAACCTATTGGAGAAGAGCAACAAATAAATTCATAACATGGCAGTAACAGGATCCAGTACAAATGCTAATGGCGACCAGTTATTAGTTAGTTTAAAAACACCTTATGAAAATGTAACCGAAGTATTAGGATTTACAGATTCTATCACCGGTGAAACTACCTCTTGTTTTTATAACAAAGATTTTAGGTGGGGTGTTGATGGTGTTACTTATTCAGATTGGGTTCCTTTAACCGATGTTAATTTACAGGCATTAGTTTTAAATCCTGCTAAACCTTTTTGGATTCAATATAGATATACACAACAAGGAGATTGTACATTAACTTTTAATTCTATAGCTTTAGAAATTGTAACTGATGGCGGTGTAATATGTAAAATACCTCAAATAGATTGCGGTGGGGTTGACGGTTGCTCAGGAGCATTAAACTTAGCTTTTGATTGTTGTGGATCAGGCTGGGATCCTTATGACATATCTAGAGCTGGTCAAATGTATACTCAACTTTCAGCAATGGCAAGTAATTTATTTGGCTTCTGTGTTGATTATTATAAAACTAAAGCTGATCAAAGAAGTAGAGATGTTATTTTAAAAGAATATTCTTTATTTGATGTTATCAAGGAAGGTGAAATAAAAATCATGGTTCCTGATAATGAATTACCAACTAGAGATATAAACTTTAATCCATTAATGATGGATTTTCCAGTTCAATTTGAAATTCATATTGTAAAATCTGCATTTGAAGCTGTATTTGGAATTGGTGCTAAACCTCAGATGAGGGACTATTTATATTTTAAACAATTTATGAATAGAATGTATGAGGTTGATGCCGTTGCACAATCTGATGATTTTATGTATACAGGAGCTTATTGGAGAGTAAGTCTAGTTACATATCAACAAAGAACAAATGTTGGCTTTGAAGATACTGCTGAAGGTGATGCTGCTGAAGCTTCAACCGAAGCCTTAGTTTCAAATGTAGAAGAAAAGTTTAGAGTTGAAAGAGAAAATGAATTTAAAGATGTTAGGAAGCCTAATGAGTATAATACTATAGGTAGCCAAGCAAATGATTATGTAAGAAGAGCTTTAAATAAGAAAATGACAATCACTGAAGAAAATGTTTATAATCAGTGGACTATCATTTCTAAATACCATTATGCTCTAGGTACATTAGCTGATAAAACAGTAGGTGTTAAATACCGATATACAGAAGGTTGGGCTGATACGGATAATAGAGCATTTACATTTTGGTTTAGGCCTCAATATAATAAACCTATAGGTAAGAATGTATTAATAACACAAATAAGTAATAATGCAGGTAATCCTATGCTAACTACCCCAGGATTACCTTTGGGTGCTGAAGAAATAAAAGCAGGTGATTGGATTGTTATTAAAGGTACTAATTCATATAATGGAATTCAACCAGTTAAATCAGTAGATCAAGCAACTGCAACGATAACTTTAGATATACCTTTTATAGATAGCAATATTACTAATACTGCTAAATTTAATAAAGAGGTAAGTAATACATTCTTAGTTTATGAAAATGAATTACTCCCACCAACAACTTATGTTGCATTTACATATACTACCAATTGGTTTATAATTAAATTAAATGATGTTTATTACAGATATGATTTATCCCAAAAATCTGTATCTTTCTTAAAGGGAGAGTGGTATGCAGCTGTAATTAATTTAAATAACCTAGCTAAACAATTATCACTGTTCTTATATAATACTCCAGAAGTAACAGGATCTATTAATCCTGATAGGTCAGCTGACTTAACTAACATTTATACAAATACTCAAACAGTACCGGCAATTTCAGTTCCTAATGATTTGGCATGGATGTTATTAGGTAGTAAAACTGATTTAACAAATATAAGAATATGGAGTGAACCGATAGAGGAAGAATTACAAGAATTAATCTTAAGTCAATATGTAGTAAAAGATTCTCACTTAGCTTTAGTATTAGATAATGCTTCACCAGAATTATTACTTCCAACTGCTACTAACCCAAGGTAACTTGGAATATATATTATAAATTTAGAGTATAATGAAAGATTCATCGAAAGAAAAATTTCGTGATAGTTTAGGAGATCTGTTAAATGATTTACCTGAAGAAGTAGAAGGGTTAGCTGATAACTCAGAAGAATTACAACCTGTAAGAGTAGACAGCGGCCAAGGTGCAGCATTAATAAAAGCTAGAGGAAAGGCTGAAAAGGTAATGAATAGTTTATTAACTTTTTATTTAAGTGAAGAGATTATTGCAGAACATGAATATATCAGAGCAAAGGCTCAATTAGATGAATCTGCACTATCTATGTTAATAAGACAGATGCAAAATAGTGAAACAGCTATTACCTTATTAATGGAAACAATACATGAAGGTGATGTATCACCAAGAATGTTTGAAGTATTAAGTGATTTACAAAGAACTCTTTTAGATATTATTAAAAGCCAAACAATGTACATGGTAGCAATTGAAGAGAATGCTAAAAAGATATCTCGTGATGTTGATGTTTATCATAGTACTGAAAGTTCAACCTCCAATAAACAAAGTGGTATTAAATCTCGTGGGACGAAAGATTTAATGAGAGCTTTACAAGACACAATTAAAGAAGAAGATATAGAAGATGTCGATAGCGATGAAAATGAAGAATGATTACTTGTTAATTCAAGAAATCAAACAAAAAGAAATTACAACCCCCAGTGGATTGATAATCCCACCACCTAAACATAATCGTAAAGCAAGAGTTATTGAGAGTGGTAGTGATTTAGTCAAACCAGGTGATGTAATTTTAAAAAATATGGGTAAAGGTACAATGATAACTTTAAATGATATAGAATTTGAAACTATTCATATAAATCAAATCTTTGCCATTATAGAAGAAGATGCCAAGACCGCAAGCTGAATCCGCAGGATTTGAATTTAAGATTGATAAAGGTGCTGAATCATTTGCTTGGACAAGTGATAAGGTAGAACAACTTATGCTTGC